CGACGGCCTCATCCCGCCGCCCCCGCAGGTCCTCGAGACGTGCCAGGATCTTCTCAGGTGTCATGCGCCCTAGCTCGGCGCGCCCGACGTGAGCGTGATGTACCGGGCGTTCCCGTTGACCAGCACCTTGATGAACCCGGCTCCGGTTGCGGAGGTCTGGGTGTCATGCCACACGCCGTCGAGAGTCGAGGTCAGCTCGAAGACGGCGTCGAAGTTCTTGCTGTTCGTCTGAGCCTCGGGCTTCTCGATCCGGATCGGCACGAACTTGCCGCTGATCGTGCCCGAGGAGAACGCAGAGCGGAACCGGAGCATCGACACGTTGCCGGTGATCGCCCGGGTGCCCCCGTCGTCGGTGACGGCCTCGAGCTGCAAGCAGCGATAGTCGCCGCCGATGGTGCCCGCGGCCGTGCCCTTCAGCTCCGGCGCGATCGTCGCGCCGATCAGCGAGCCGCCGCCCGTGAGTGCGAACCCGGAGTTGACGCGCGGCCCGATCTCGGCCCCGACCACGTTCTTCGCCGTGGCCGCGCCCTGCGCCGGCTTGCACTGGAAACCGATGAAGTCGTTCGCGGTCCCGGTGTTGGTGATCGAGTTGAAACGCAGCGTGTTGCCTGCGTTGTCCGCGCTGTTCGCGCCCGACGCGAACCGCCGATTCGTGGGGTCGATCACGTACACGATTGCGCCTGTCGAGTTGTAGAACGTCAACGCGCCGCCGACATAGCGGCTCTTGAGCCCGCCTTTACCCTGGGGGTAGAGTCTCGCGCCCATGTCCTTACTCCTTCGCCGGGATCTCCGGTCGATTACATGCCCGGGCCAGGGATCCCGACGTCAGTCCTGGCCCGGGCCGGAGTGGGGACTACCCGGCGAGACGGACGCCCAGCTCGGGGCGGATCACCGACGCGCCATAGAGCGCGGCGAAGCTCCACTGGAGCTGCTTGTGCTGCCGCGTGACCTCGAGGCGCAGGCTCAGGCCCGACTCCTCGTCGACCGCCGTCGCGGGCGGCAGGATGCCCGCGATACCGGCCGCATCGTTGAGCGGCGCCATCGCGAACGCGATCGCGTCACGGTGGATCAGGAGGTTGACCTTGTGAGTCGCCTTGTTGGTCACCGTCTCCGTCGAAGACTTCGCGGTAACCAGGTTGGGGCTCACGGTGATCGCCGTCGTCGGCGCCGTGCCGGTGGCCGTCAGCACGGTGTACGTCTGGGTATCGGCGCCCGAGAACGTGATGATGTCGCCGACGAGCAGTGAGCCGGTGCCGCCCGTCAGGTTGACCGTCGCCTGCCCCGCGGCGTTCGTGCCCGTGGTCGTTCCGGCGTCGGTCCAGGTGCCGGCCGTGTGCGTCGGCACGTTCTGGGTCATGGCCCAGAGGGCGCCCAGCTTGCGACCGATCTGGCCGTTCACGATGACGTCGGAGCCGCCGCCGAAGCTCGCATCCTGGAACGCACGGAGGCCGAGCGCGTTGGCCTCGGCGTCGGTGTCGATCAGCATGTAACGCGGCTCCATGGGCATGAGCTGCTCATTCGCGACCTTGCGGGCATCGAGGTACTCGCCGAGGTCCGTCGCGAACGGCACGGTCCCAGCGGTACCCGCGAACCCGTAGAACGACTTGTACTTGCCCCACAGGAAGTTGTCGATTTCGTTCGCGAGCGCCTTGACGGCCTCGCTCGCCTGCATCGGGATGATCCCGGCCGCGACCTGGGCGAGCCCCTTGTCGTCGATCGCGAACGGCGCTTCCTTCCACTCCGACAGCGTGATGGCCACGCTGGTGGGCGTCACCGCGGTCACCGCGGGGGGCACGACGTCGGGCGACACGGTGCGCGTCGCGACCGCGGCGGGAACCGAGACGTTGACGGTCGACCCACGGGTCGCGCCGACAATCAGGTTCTCGTAATTGCGGTTGACGAGCTTGGTGAGGACGATCTGCTCGCGCAGGGCGTTGAGGCCCATCGCGACGAGCGTCTGAAGGATGTTCGTGGTAACGAGTGCTCCGGCCATGTCTGGGGCTCCTTGTCGGGTCAATCCCGACTCTAACGACAGTTGAGCGCCTATCTTGGAGCCCCACCGGGGCCTCGCTCACGGGCGCCGCCCGGAGCGCTACTTTACTGCGAGACGATCACGACCTCGCCCTTCGCGATCTCCCTGGCATACTTGCCGAGATCCTGTGCCGAAGGGTTCACGAGCTGACGCACGCCTGGCCGAGCGGGTGACCCGCTGGTCCCGTTGCTCCCGGAGGCAGCAGCGCCACGCGACGGCTCGAACGCGAAATCCGCTTCCTTAGCCTGACCCGCGAGCCACTCCTCGATCCCGAGGGCCTCGCCCGGTTTGTCCGCTGAGAACTTCGTGGGCAGCGCGCGGACAGCGCCATCCTGAACCTGAAACGCCTCGGCGGCCTTGCCGACGACGAAGTCGAGGGCCTTGGGCTTGCCCCCGGCCCTCAAGAACTTCTCGGCCACGGCTTGCCGCAGGATCCCGTCATCGGCCTTCTTGCGCGCGGCCACGAGATCGGCCTCGGTCTTCGCCAGCTTATCGTTCACCGGCTTGATCGCGGCATCGAGCATCGCCTTGAACCGCGCGTCGACCTGGTCGGGGTCATCGACGCCCTTGTCCTTGAGCTTCGCGGCCTTGGCCTTGAGCGCCTTGTGCTCCTCGGGGTCGATGTCCTTGAGCGCCGTGAGCTTCACGGTGTCGATCCCGGCTACCGCCGCGGCGCGCGTCAACGCGGCGTCGACGCTGTCGGCTCCCAAAGCCTTGAGCAACTTGATGTTATTGTCCCGGAATTCGGTGATCCGCGCGTTCGCGGCCGCGAGGTCCTCACCCCGAGCGAAGCCCGGAAGCGCGCCGTCGACCTTGAGCCGGAACGTCTTGTCGGCCTCGTGGAACTCGTACTCACCCCGCAACGCCTCGGGGACCTCCGTCAACTGCGTGATCGTGCCCTTCATATGCCCCAAATTCTAGCCACTTTTCGTGGCAAAAGTCAAACGGTTTCATCACTCTGGCCGCGGCTCAACCGGGGCCGCGGCACAGCGACAGTTAGCGTGTTGAGGCGGCATCATGACGCCGCCCGAGAACGGAACTTCAACGGGCCGACGCTCGCCGTCCAGAGGTTCGCAGATCGGACACAGCAGGTCATCGGGAGTGACGATCCATTCCTTCTCGGCGTCCCTCGTCAAGTAGCCGTCGGCGCGCGCCTGTCGCCAGGACTCCAGGGCCCCCGCGTTGAGCGCCTCGAGGATCTCGGTCCGCGCGATCGTCTCCGCGCGGTTCCGGAGCTGCCGCTCCGCGTAGCGGTCGACGAGGCCCGAGACGTTCGCCGAACCCTGGCGGACAAGCTCCTCGCGATAGTTCGCAACGGCATTCGCGCGCCGCGGATCGAGACCCACGACATCGCGGATCAACCGCGCGGCGTCCAGGGGCGGAATCCCGTCACGGATAGAGCGCAGGATGATCGCGCGGACGGCCTCGCGCTGCGAACGCGAGATCCCGACCACGAGATCCGCGGCCCGCTTCGCGGCCGCGCGCTGCGCATCCGGGTTGTCGCCATCGAACCGAAACGGGACACGATGCCGCGGCGCCAGCGTGGCCATCAGCGGCGCAACCCGTTCACGACGAGGGCCCCCTCTTTGCCGCCGCGCAGAAACGCATCACGAGTGATCGCGCCAAGCGGCGCGTTCGTGACCTCCGGCCGGATCCCCGCCGCGCGCTCGGCGCGCAGAAAGTCCCCGGCCGCGATCGCATCGGCGAGCGCCACGAGCTTGACGTGCGCCCGCGCGCGCGCCGCGGCGACGCGGAACGCGCGGATGAGCCGCCGCTCCGCGCCGTTCGCCGCCGCGTGAATACGCCGATACGTCTCAGGCCGTCGTGCCATCTAGCTCTGCTGGAACGGATAGAACTTCGTGAGCAGACTCGCGGACTCCTGCGCCGTCAAGAGCCGGTCCCACGCGTACGCCTCGTCAAACGTAAACGTCCCGACCCCAAGGCCGTTCACGGGGCCGATCACAAGGATATCGGGCGTCGGATCTGTGTGCGCGGCCGTCAGGGCGATGTCGAGCACGCCGTTGACGAACACTCGATGGGCCCCGGTCGAGTGCTCGTAGTCGAGCCGCAGATGGTAGAACGTGCCGTTCGTAAGCGTCGCCGTCCCCGTCGTGGGCCCCGTGCCGTTCACCGTCAACTGCAAGTTGTCGAAGGTCGTCCGCAGATCGAAGAAGTCCGGCAACCCGACGTTGCGGATAACCCCCTCACTGGTCGTCGCCGACTTCCGGAACCAGAACGAAAACGTCCGATCCGCCGTCAGCACCAGGGCCGCGGGCGTCGCCAGTACGTTGCTCGCGCTCGCCGCCATCGTCGCCGCCTGGTACTTGACGCCCGTCGGCTCCTGACCCACGGTGCCCGTCTCGGTGAGATCGCCGAGCGCCGAGCCGTCGACCTCGTTGAACCGCGTCCCCGACGTCTCGTCGAGCCGCCATGCCGCGACAGCGTCGATGAGCGACGAGTGCTCTACCGGCGGCGGGAGTACGCGCCCGGTCGTCAGCGTGTCAAATCCCTGGACATTGTAGGGATCCGCCCGTCCCGAACCGAGCAACGCGCGGCTAATCCACGAGCAGATTCGCATGGTGCCGTCGCTCGTGACCACGACGCGACCGGCGATGCCCATGGCGCGCCGTTTGGCGTCGGCCGCCGCGTCAAGCGTGTTCATCAGGCCGCGTACCGCGGTCTGTATCTGGGCGTCCGTAATCGACGTGATGAGCCCCAGATACTCGACATGTTCCAGGCCCGTCTTCATCGCGGACAACATGCGGGAGTCCTCGCCCGCCGTATTCGCGAGCACCATCACCGGGATCCCGAGGGCCCCGGCGGTCTGATGCAGCGCCCCCGGCGAGCACACCGCGACATCGGCCTGGCGCAGCTCGAGCCAGAACAAGGGCTCGCGGATCAAATCGACGGTGGCCGGCGTCGGATCCGACGGCAGCAGCACGCCGCTCGCCGTGTAGCCGCCGCCGGCAATCGCGGACACGACCCCGGAGAGCCTGTCGTTCGGGTCTGTGCCGAGGAACACGACAGCGTGCTTCGGGATTCTCCCCCGTCGCGTCTCATAGACCTCATCCGGAATCGGGGCAAGCGCGGAATCAAAGATGGTCCGCGCGTCGAAAGCACCCGGCGGGTCGTTCGGATAGATGGCGATCACATGATCGGAGTCCCCCGAGCCGTCACTCGGCCGGAACGCAAAGTCGACGACGTGCGGCTGATGCGGCAGCCCCGGCCGCGGCGGCCAATTGCCGGGCGAAAACGCGCGGAACAGCACCTCGCAATCCCGGATGTCATCTCCCGCCGGGAGGAAAAAGGGCGTAATCCCATAGGCGCGCGCCCATTCGATCCCCGGCGTCCCCGTCATGCTGAGCCGCGTCGAGAACCCCAAGCGGTTTAGGCGCTTCGTGATGACCGAGAGCCAGATCGCGCGATTGATGTTCGACGCGTCGGAGGAGTCTCCCTGGCAGATCACGCTGTACTTCGGGACGTGTGCCACTAGGCCCCCGCCGCGTGCCAACCGGCCGCATCCCAATAGCGCCCTTGCGCCGCCAAGGGGTTGTCCGCGTTGAGGGCATTCTGCCGCGCCGTCCAATGCGCCTCGAGCACGAGGCGCACCTGGCTGATGGCCGTGTCGGGGGAGAACTCGAGGCGCTCGACCCGCTCAAAGATCACGCCCGCCTTAATCGCGTTGACCTCCGCGGACGTCGCTCCCGCCCACCCCGACGTCGCGGTCGGGTCGGCGTAGAACGCCTGTTGAGCCAACGGGACCTCGAGCCAGAACGCCGCGACGACCGCGCCGCGGCCGGCCCCGAGAATGATTACACGCTTGGCCATCTACCCCCCTTGATCGCGCGGGAGACTACCCGCGCGTGGATGAACAGCGCCGCGGCGACAACGGCTGCGGCCCCCGCAGTCGCACACGCCTGAAGCCAGATCGCGGCCTCGATCCGCAGAAGGATCGCGAAAAGCATCATCAAGTTTTGCTGCGGGTCCATCCCGGCCTCCTAAACAGCCGCCACAGCCACGCGGCGCAACCGCCGCAAAACTCCTCGCTCCAGGCCGAATCGCAGACCCGCGGCAGGATCACGCGGCCGCATACGGCGCATTTCGCGCCGCACGGGGAGAGGCCCAAGAGCCACCGCCTTAGTACCTCGTGTTCGCATGCAACGCAGCCATGTGCGCAACGACGTCGCCCGCCATCATCCCGGGGCCCGCCGCGGGCTCATCTCCGGGCTCAACTTCAAGCCCCGGGTTCACGGAGTTGAGGTCCTCGCCCTGAATCGCCTCCCGTTCCTGCTCGGCCGTGACGCCTGGTCGCGTGATCCCGCCGCGGGTCAGGTTGAAGTACATGGTCTCGAAGCTGGCCGCGCCCGCCTGGAACTTCTGGACCTCCGCGCGTACTTCATCCGGGGTCATCCGCGTTGCGAAAAAGTCCTTGTTGATCTCGACCGAGACCTCGGGGGCGTCGACGCCCGCCCACCACGCGTGCCAGAGCCAGCACCGCTCCAGCTCGCGCTCGAGCGTCTGCGCGATCGTCCGCAGCGACGCCTGCTCTCCGGCGTGCCGCATCGAAACCGCCGTCGCCGTCTCCGCGGTACTCGCCTGCTCCTCGAGCAGCCGCGCGCCGAGCGTCGCCATGAGCTTGCGCTTCCGCTCGTCCGCGCGCTCGAGGGCGCCGAGCAACTCGCCGTTCGCCTGGAGCAACTTCGCGTCCCCGCCCATCGGCAACGGGATGGCGCGTGAGCTACCGAACTCGACCTTGCCGCCCATGTCGTCGATGAGCGCGCCGATCAGGATGAGCTGCGGTACCCCCACATGGTGTAGCCCGTGCTCGAGGTCCGCCATGTTCCGATAGTGCGACAAGTTGAGGTCCGCGAGGTCGAGGAGCGGCGGTTTCTCTGGGCACGGTTCGGGCGACGTCGGGCCGATAAACGCAAAGGGGATGTAGTCGAGGGGCACGCCGCGCCGTACCGGGATGATCGGCAGCTCGTCGATCGGCGCCCATTGGTTGCCCTTATCCTTCCGCCATCGCGTCACCTGATACCGCCACGCGGACGACTCCGACACCTCGAGGTCGAGCACGCGGATTTGCTCAACCGCCTTTGTCACGAACGGGTTTTCCGGATCCACTACTTCCTCGGTCTCGGCGAGCACGACCTGTGTCAACGTCTGATCCCCTGCAATCCGTTCCTCGCGCCACGAAAGGATGTCCTCAGTGCGGTACGCGCACCAATACGGTCGCATCCCCTCGCCGGAATCGCCGGACATCTCAACCAGGATCCCGACGCGCCCGGTCTTCAAGACCTCTTTGGCCGCGTCGAGCCCGAACGCCTCGAAAGGGACGCCCGTCAACGTCAAGTCCTGCGCGTGGTCCTCGACCATCTTCGGCAGCTCGAGACCGGGGGACCGTTGGAACAGCGCGCCGGCGAAGCCGTCGACGGTGCGCCCGAAAGCGTTGTAGAAAAACGCCCGGTCCTTGTATGCCTGGTACTCGATGCCGGTCGCGCTGCGCTCGTGGGAATCCAACATCGGCAGGTACTTCTGCCCCGCCCTCTTCACGGCGTCGGAACCCTCGTAGACGTCGCGGCACCGCTCCCACTGTGAGGACCGCGCTAGGTACTCCCGGCGCGGG